GGCTTTATAACCCCGCACTTACCGGTAGATAACCAAGGCAAACCAATCCTTCAGCACGGTGTGATTATTTATATGGACGGTTATGTTGCCAAGGAATCACGAGCAGCCAGCCGAGAGAATGATGACTTATATCCTGATTTCCAGCACCAGTTTCTAATCTATAACTGGGCCGAATATATCGTCCGCACCAGACCAGGGACTCTCGAAGAAAAAAAGGCAAATGACCAGCTTTCCAAGCTTGAACTTGATGATGAGGCGCTCGAAAAAGTTAAACTTGAAATACTGGTGCCACAGGAAGGGGATAAAATCCCGGGCTATACCGAGGTTTTACACAATGATCTTGATGATTATAACGCTGCGGTCAATACTCCGGAAGAATCAGCCACAGCGTATCGTATCTTGAAAACCCACCCAAGCAGCCGGGAATTTTTCAAAGGCGCGATCGACGATATTTAACAGAGAGGGTTTATGTTTACCAAAAATTTCAATGCTACTATGGCCAGCGGCTTAAGCCAAGCCATTGACCTTAAAAATGGCCGGTTATGCGCCCTTGCAATTCCTGCCTCATTAGGCGGAACGGCCCTTACAATCCAAGCCGCCCCAACACTTGGGGGACGTATGCGACTATAAAAGATAGCGCGGGTGATATTGCTTTAACTGTCAGCGCTTCCGCGGCTGGTATATTTGTACTCGACCCTGCTAAATTCTTAGGCATCCAGTTTATTAAGATTGCAGTCACCAGTGCCACCGACGGCAAGGTTATTACCGTTATTACTAACAATGATAATTAAATTATGGGTATATTCAGCGCCGAAAAAAGAAGCGCATCACCTATAGACCGAAGGGCCGAGCAGGCCCGTGCGCAATTATTGCGCGATATTGATTTCAGGTTCCAACGATTAAAATTCCCCGATAATTCCTATAATGATGCGGAAGTACGCGAGCAATTGGAAAAACTCAAAATCGCCATAGACTCACTTCCCCGCGATACCAAGGACTATGTTGAGCGCCAGGCGTGGCTTGATGGCCTTTCCGAAACCAACAAAAATATTGGTAGCGTAGAATCTTCCCTGAAATTAGAAATCGAGCAATTCTGGGCAAAGCTGAATAAGGGCTTGGGCGTGCTTTCTGACAGCATAGGGTTAACAAAAAAAGAACTTAACGTTACCAAAAAATCACTCGCCGAGATTGACCTTAAAAAGCTGCATAATAATATTATCGCTGAGGTTAAGGAGCTGCTCGCCAAGCTTCCCAAAGGGAATACGTTTGTCAGAAGCGGCAGCGTAGTGGGCGGCGGCGCTCATGAAGTTGATAAGCTGCGTGACGTAGATGTCACGGGTCTGGCCGATGGCGATACGCTGGTATGGGATGCGGCGGCAAAGAAGTGGAAGCCGGGAGCTGGGAGCGGTAGTTCCGAAACTCTTATCACCAATCACACCACTGCAAATCTGGTTTATGCGATGCCGGCCGCCACCGACGGCGCAAAAATAAAAGTGCTTTTAACCGACTCTGGCAGCATTGAGCTTGACGCCAACGGCTCGGAGATAATACAGATTGCTGGTAGCGCATCATCGCCAGGCGGGTCACAAACTTGCTCGGAAAAGGGTGGTTCTGCAATTCTTGAAGGCTTTACCGGTATAGGCTGGTATTCGACGGCAGCACAAACAACATGGATTGAATCATGAAAAAATATTTATTAGCCCTGCTTCTCAGTCTTGTTTCCTTTGTCTCCGCCAACGCAATTACGGTAAATAGTTGCAGCTTCACCAACCCCGGTGCTGACAGAATATTCTTCTGGGATCAATCGGCCAGTAAATGCGAAATTCTAACACCCGGCACCGGTCTTTCCATCACCGGCACGACGATCAATGCTGCATCAGCTTCGCCTGGGGGAGCTTCTGGTTCTGTTCAATATAACAATGCCGGGTCATTTGGTGGGTTTGGTAATTGGGATGGGCAAAGTTTAACGGTAAATATCGGCGATACAAATGATTATAGATATTTATCGTTAAACGACCCAACGGGCGGCGGTTCTGAATCAGGCTCAATACGCTTAGCGGTGGGGCCGGGCACAGGCACGGCGATAGAAGCATCCGCTTATGGTAGTGGCCAGGTTATAGGTTTCGGCCCTTATGGCGTAGTTGACGGCGGCGCAATCCCTTATGGGTATATTTATAGCGGTGGATTCGTTCTTGGTTTCCAGGCTGATTACATAAACTTTGATGACGGGCCTAATATCGGCTCAGCGGGCTTTGGCTTCCGCAATAGCGGCGGGACTGTTCAATATAAAAATGATGGCGGTTCATGGAACCCGATAGGTAGTTTTACTTTACCCTCGCTGACTACTGGCTCGGTTCTATTTTCCAACGGCACAACCATAGCTCAGGATAATTCCAACTTCTTCTGGGATGATACAAACAATCGCCTTGGGGTCAGGGTTAATTCAAGCCTAACCGAAGCTGTGAATATTACAGGCAACACAAGGCTCGAAGGTGATATATATTTCCACAACAATGATGTAGCAGACCGCTATATCACTACGCCGAGCGGTGAAATTACTCCCGACTATCTTAACGGGGTAAACCTGAATATCGTGGCTGGTGATGGCGCGGCAGACGTAGTTGACGCTGGTGACGGTACATTCTTAGGACTTAACAGCGAAGGCGGTGACATACTGCTTGAGGCTGGTAACAGCCCTAACCTTTCGACCAGTACAGATGGGGGATTCTCGGTTGAAGGTGGTTCAGTATTTCTGACTGCCGGAAACAGTGGCCACGCCCTTGCTGCGGAAACCAGTACCTTTAACGGTAATGCCGCCTCCAATGGTGGTGGCGTGACTATTACGGGAGGTACGGGCGGCAATGCCGGCAACTCAACTGCGGGTAATGGCAGCGGCCCCGGTGGCGATGTTTATATTAGTGCCGGCCCTGCTGGTAGTGTTATAAATGGATTAAGTTCTGACGCAGCCAATAATGGCGGCCAGTTTGTAATCGTTTCTGGTCAGGGCGGCGGGATAACAAATACGGTTGGCGGGTTCGGTGGTGACGGCGGGCAGTTCTTAATGACTTCTGCTGCTGGCGGCTCTGTATCTACCAGCGGAGGCACTGGCGGTGATGGCGGTCAGTTCTTAGCTACTACAGGCGGCGGCGGGGCGGCGACAGCTTCAGGAGTCGCAAATACCAGCGGTCATGGTGGCGATCTTACTTTTAGAACAGGCTTCGGCGGCGTTTCCGGCAACTCATCTATAAGCAATACAGGTGGCCGAGGCGGCGATCTTAGTTTTGAGTCTGGTGGTGGCGGTGAGGCTTCGGTAGGTAGTGGTACAAGAGCACCTGGCCGGGCGGGTTTATTACAATTTAAAGGCGGTGTCGGTGGCGCGGGCGGTACGGGTGGCACAGGTGGTGCAGGCTCTTCGTTATACTTCATACCGGGCGCTGGCGGCACTGGAACAACACCGGGAGCGGTAGGCAATCTTTTCCTCGGCAGCGATTCTTCGAGCAATGTCAGAGGTAATACTATCCTCGGCAGCGCGACAGTTACAGGCGGCAAGCTACAGGTAAGATCAACTACCGAGCAACAGCGCTGGGAATACGATGGGTCAAACCGCGCGACAATCACGGTAGGCTCGACCGGTGGCACAACATTAGACGCGGTTGGCAGTGGTGCAACTTTCACCTTTTCGGATGATGTAAATGTACCTGATGAAGCTTATGCTTCCGGATGGAATGGCTCAACCGAAGCCCCAACTAAAAATGCAATTTACGATAAGATTGAAGTAGTAAGCGCATCTGCCGTTCCGCCTGGCGCGGTCTTCCCTTATGCGGGTGGTAGTGTGCCGACTGGTTACTTACTTTGTGATGGTAGCTCTATATCAACAGGTACATATGCCGCTTTATATGCCGCTATAGGCGCGACTTACGGCTCTGCTGGTGCGGGTTTTTTTAACCTACCGGATATGACCGGTAAAATACCGGTTGCCAGAAATGTCGGTGATGTTGATTTAGATGACCTAGGCGATACAGGCGGAGAAAAAGAACATACATTGACCGAAGCTGAGATGCCCGCACACACACATACAACTGGCAGCGGAATGGAAGTCTTGAACACGCCGGGAACAGGGACTTACGCAACTTTAACCGATGCTGCCGGAGGTACTGGCACGACCGGAGGAAGTACGGCGCATAATAATTTGCAACCATATATTGTGCTTAACTATATAATTAAATATTAGGGAAAATTATGCCAAAAATAGCTGACGAAAGAACTATAGAATATGCTTACGATCAGGTCATAACCCTGACTGCCAATACACCTTACGAAATTAAATATCTTGATAAGGAGGGCGTTGAGCAAATTAAACCGGGTTTCCGGGATAGGATAACTATTGAGTTTGATTTACGCACAGTAGAAAAGCTGTTTATCGATCAGCAGCCCAAGGAATTCTATTCTGAACCTTCTGAGGTAAAAAGCACTTCCGCGCAACGCAGAGCTTGGCGTGATGCAACTGAGGCGGAGTTTATAGCTATAGGTAAGAAGGAACTGGCTAACTTTCCACCCTCACAAGGATAAAATCAACACCAACCAACCCATATTTGCAACCAATTTATTAGACCGCAGGTTGTAATTATGATATAGAAAATTTATGGCAGGTGAGCTCTTAGACCCAAAAATTCTGGAGGCGTACGGTAATCTTACTGCGACCGCCATGATGTTCATAGCATTTCTGCTTAGTATGTGGCTTGTAGCCCGCAATTTCATGCGGGTTTTGAAACTGCATACAGATGAACGCAAAGTATTAATGGACGACCACCGGGCCGAGCGGCAGGTAGCAACGGAAACCATGAACCTGATGCAAATCGGCACCAATCAGGCGATACATGGATTTGAAAAAACCATCGATCGCATGTCACGTGTCATGGATAGAGTGAATTGCATTAAGGAAGTATCAAGGAAAGTAAATTAAAATAACCAAAACAGGAGCACCACATGGACGTAGTATTAAATTTTCTCGACTCATTTATTGCCGAATATCCAGCTTTAGCAACAATCATGCTATTCGTGGCAATCCTCATGAAGATTTGCAACACCGTAGCTAAATATATTCCAAGCCAGAGCGATAAGCGTTGGGTCAGAATCGTATATACCGTGGTTGCTTTCCTCGGCGCTCATGCCCAAGACGTTGCGAAATACCTACCTAACGGCACAAAACTAACAGTTCCCCAAGCGGAGGCGGCAAAGATGGTAAATGCAACGGTGCCCTCGGCTGAGGTTACGGTAAGCAATATTACCCAAGCCGCGACTAAATAATGTGGCTTAAGCTCATCGCCGCTATGGCCGCAATTTTATGGCGCGGCCTAGAATGGTGGGATAACCGGCAGAAAGAGATTGAAATCAAGGAAAAGATCGCCGCCGAGCTGAAAGAGGATACCGATGCAAAAGAGAAACAGGCTGCTGATATTCATTCCCTTACTATTGAGCAGTTGCGCGATCTGCGACAAAAGCGCAACAGTAAAGATTCAAACAGATAGTGTCTGCAAAACCATATCGAAAATTAATATCAGCCCCGAGACCGAAAACTACTTGCTTTCTGGCAGTGAGGTAAATAAGGCTGAGTTACAGCGTATTCTCGCCAATGACGAGGTTTTATTCAGCGTATATGATTGTCAATGAAATAAAATTCATTAAACCAAAACGCCCCGTATCAACGGTTTTCCTACACTGCTCTGCCTCCGATAACCCAGCCGACGATAATATCGACACAATCCGCCGGTGGCATTTAGCCCGGGGAATGACCAATATCGGCTATAATTATTACATCAATAAAGCCGGCGCGATGTTCTTGGGTCGCGATACTGAAAAGATTCCGGCCGCCCAGAAGGGTTTTAACACAGGTTCTATCGCTATATGCCTCGGGGGGCTAAAGACCTTCACCCCAGAGCAGTTAGCTACCTTGAAGCGCCTTTGCGGCGAAATAAACCAGGCTTACCACGGTTATATTACTTTCCATGGCCATAAAGAGGTCAACCCGAACAAAACCTGCCCGGTTTATGATTACGTGAAGCTGCTCGGCCTTATTGATCGAGGTAAAAAATTATCGCAGCGCGGGTTCATGCCGCTATAGTCACCTCCTGAACATAGTTCGGTACCTATGTTCAAATCACCCCATATTTTGCACAAAGAAAAACCCCACCAGAATGGAGATACTGATGGGGATTTACATCCGCGCTTAGGCGCTTTGGGGTATTTAATAAGCTACGTGAATCTGGCAGGCAAAAGGCGTGGTGCCTTGATCGCCTGTAGATGCGCCAGCAATAGCAATCGGAGCGTTTGCAGCAATAGCGGTAGTGGTGCCTGTGCTGGTTTGGCAAGATGTGGTGGCATTTACTACCGAGCAGGTTACAGAGGGAACCGTAGCCGCAGCATTATTGCGCAGTGTAAAGCTAACGCCGGCAGCGCCGGGGTCAGCGGTCAAGCAATCCATGCTGATGACTTGAAAAGCTGAGGCAAAAGCAGGAGTGTCTGCAGTAGCTTCGGTAGCATTACCTGCTTGGGTGATGTCGCATGTACGCTCGCCGGAAGCGACGGGAACCTTACTCGGGCCGTAGTAAATTGTGTTGTTATTGATGGTCGTGCCATCACCGCAAATGGTGATTATGGCGCGGCCGGTAAGGCCGGTTGCCGGAGTGGCCGCCACTTTCTTAACCTTGCCATCGCTGGCATCAAAGACCGCGAGGTAATCGCTTGTCGTGACTGCGGATGAGGAAAGGGTATCAAGCTCCTGCAGGCGTTTATACGCAAGTTCATTACCACCAGCAAAGGCCGGGGCTGAAATCAGGAAGGATAAAACTAGGGTGAGAAGAAAAGATTTTAAGCGCATTGCGGCCTCCATTGGTTATGCGGGCAATTATCTCACCCGCTATCTAAACGTCAAATTATTCCCGTTTGTCGACCAATATAGGCACCGGGGTATAAGTTTTTGTGTGCTTATTAAGCACCAGCACGCGGAGAGCGACCAGAGTTTTAAGCGCCTTCCAGGTACGTGCCCGCTTTGATCGGGCCAGACCCATGAATATACAGAGCTCGATATTGCTGGGGCTGCGGCCATATTCATCAATGAACCGCACCACGTTATCGTAGAATTTCTTCTGCCGCGGGTAAAGCCGCACCTTATCCTCATTGAAAAGCCCCTTGGAGGCTTTGCGCGAAAGCTGCATCAATGCTTCTTCCGTCGCAGTGAAGATACTGTCCGGGCTGTTGGTAATCAGCATAGCGGCACCTTGCAGCTTTATGCCGCCCTTGGTTTCGGAGGTGGCGATCACCTGGTAGTTTTCACCATCCCCCGCTGGTCGCATTTGAAAGCGCACCGATTCAATCCAGTAAAGAAACTTACCCTCCAAGGTTGACATCGTGAGCTCAGGCCCGAGCGCCGGTTGTTTAGGCATTGCCATTGTCTGCTCCTAAATATTTATTATTTAATTCATCGGCCAGTGTACTTTTCGGCGGCGTGACATCAAGCATTTCGCCCTGCATTTCCTCAACAGAATGCGTCAAACCTTTCAGCACATCGGAGAATAGATCGCGCAAAGTAAAGGCCCGGGCCTTATAACGCATCATGCGCTTAGGGTGGGTTTGCCAAGTTCCATCCTTGGTAATTAACCTTGCAACCGTCGCATCTTCATAATCGAAAGTATTACTTATGGTCTCGCCAGTGTCTGAGCGGGTAGCGGAGCAGGTAGCTGAAAGATTTTTCTCTTTCATGCTGCCGGTTACCTCCTCTTTAAAGTTTTTGAGCAAACCTGACCGCCTGACAAGGGCGAGCTGCGCATCACCCCAGATAGAAGGCTGACCATTGACGACCGCTATTGATTGTATCGCCGCCATCGGGGTCAAGCCCACCTCAGCACCAAGCTGCATGGCAAGGAAAGCTTTGGCTGCCATCTCATCCTCCGTACCGTTACCGTAAGATTTCGGCAAAAGTTTTGATTTTGCAAAGGCGATACACATACGCCACGCACCATCAAGATCGGAGGGGATTAGTGGTTTTACTTCATTGGAAATACCGACAAAAGCCTTAGGCTTCTCCGGGCCGGAAGCTTTCGCAATTGCTGACATTAGCAGAACCTTATCAACCACAGGTTTGGCCTGCGCGATTTCCTGTTTCGGTGTCATTACAACATCCGGCTGCTCGGTGGTGAAGCTCGGGTCTTTTTCCTCCGCGTCTTCTTTTTCGAGGTGGTCATAAAAGCTTTCACGGATTTTGCCCTGCTCGGTTTCGCGTTTTTCTTCATCCATAAGTTTTTTAAATAGTTCAGTTTCCTGTATCGGCATTGCTCCATTCTCCCTTCACCTTGTACCAGTCAGGGAACTCGGCACTGATTATTTTTTGTGGCCACTCGGCCCAGTTGCCTGACTGCAACCGCTGCTTAATTTCGGCAAAAGCAAAATCATTCTCGACCGTGCCCAGCTTTATCATTTCCTCAGTGAAAACCGGAAAGCCGATCAGGTCTTTGTATTTTTTATTCTGGACGATGTGCATAAATCCACGCGCACGCTCTCCGCGCTCTATCTCATCGATGTCGAGATACCAAGCGGCGGCACGATGATAACCATAATCCGCGCAGCTTTTCCAATAGGCTGCCTTAGTGATAGCGGTGGTAGTTTTATAATCGATAATCAAACCATTCCGGCGCATGTCACGCTTGATCTTGCATTTAAGCCCATCCTTCTCGACCAACGCCGGCGATTCGAAAGTACACTCCTGCATAATTTGCCGAGCGATAGGGTTAAGTAATAAATTTTCTGCCAGCTCCTCAGCCTCGCATACAACATTATATGGCACTAAAATTTGATCGTTGGTTTGAGCTTCCTGCATCAATTCTTGGTAAACCTGAGTCCGTTTATCGCGGCGCATCCCTTCGGGAATTATGAGGTATCTTTCATCCAGCAAGCTCCGGCTTTCCAGCACCAGAATATGAGTAAGGCGGCCCAATAATTTCTCATCAGAGTCTTGATCTGGTATTTTATCAGGATTGTATGGGGAATGTTTCCAATAAACGAACGGGCTGATAAGCATTAAGTTTATCCCACTCGCGGAAACGGCGGGGTAATCGTAATATGTATCATCGTTAAACTCCATGGCTTTGCTCCATAAATGAAAGTATACCTATGGGGGTACAATAGTCAAGAGTATTTTTTATCAACCGCGATTTTATCTGCCATGTTTGTCGCCCAATCGCCGGCGGCCGCTCGCATACTGAAAAACGTAACGGAATCACCATCATGGGCATAAGCATAAATCAACCTCATCATTTCGCCCCAGAGTTGAGCATTGCCGACCGGCTTCAGTTCCTCTTTTTTATTTGGGTCTGGCGTTGGGTTTATCACGTAGACATCACACAATGCCTTGGTGCGGCCTGACCTTCTCAAGCCGGTGCGCATGATAATATCATCGGCGAGCAGCTCAGAAGTGCGCGGCTGCACATCGTGGTAGCGTTCATTCATCTCGACTGCCAGCTCGTAGGAATTCATACCCGCCGGGTATTGCTCCAGCAGCAGCATGACCTTTGTACGAATCGCCGCAGCTTTAGTTTTAATCCGTTCCGCTGCCTCGATCGAGGTATCAATGTTTCGGTGGCCGGGGCCCAATGGGTAATTTTGATTTTCGTTCTCGTTCATATCCTTCCTTTAGTGGGTCGAGTGTTTTTAACGGGCCTTTTTCGGCGTAATGTAATTTCGTGGTAATGTGGTAGCAGTTATGTCGGTCGCAGTAATAAACCCTGCAATAACCCCAAGGGAAAGCTTTCTTCCCTTTTTTTATAAAATCGCGGGCAGTCTGCTCGCATTGAAATCTTCTTTTTGTTGAACATGGTAATTCCCTGCTCATCTCCATTCGCCGCCGCAATAGTGCACACCGGAGGGGGTAAGCCGCGGGGTCAAAGCACCCGCGGCTTCACCGCTCACATACTGGCAACCCATGATCGGGTCGCGGTATATATAAACCTCTTTAAGTTTTTTGGGATAGGTTGGCCGGGTCGACCGGTCGATCACTGCTTCCAGGCCGATTAATATCGGGATTAGCACCAAGATTAATAGCGTGACGAATTTTAGATATTTCATGATTTGCTCCTTTTGGTTTTTTAAGTTTCTTCTGTAGGCGAACGGCACGTTTTAGTATCAGATCGAGCTTCTTTTTAATTCCCTCGAATTCGAGGGAATTAAACTCATAGCTTTTGGCATGGTAATGCTTTGCCACCATGTACCCCCAAGGCATCCAGACAACGGCCTTATACACATGCGGCTGGCCGGGCGGATGGTCGATTTCATAAGTGATTTTAAGTTTCATAGTCCGGTATCCCGAAAAGGCTCAGGCTCGGGCGTGAATTGCTCAAAATATTCTTTGAACAACCAAACGGGCATGATTCGAACCTTGCCATCGCGATCGAGTACCACCCAATCGCCGGGTATGGCTTTATCCATCGCCGGGGTTGGGTCTTTGATGACGGTTAATGTCAGGTTTTTCTTATCGCCGGTCTGTTCAACAATGCAATCCCCGCGACCGAGCATTTCTTGGAACTCTTTAGGCACTGACAATGCCATGCCGATACCTGCCGGCCACATGAATGCTTTTACCGGGTTAGGTTTATGTCTATAATGCGCCCACATTAATCAGCTCCCTGTAATTGTGTTTTTTTTGAAACGGTGTTGAGATAATTTTCGCACTTATCATACCCACGCTCAGGCCAATAACTGGCATAGCTTTGCTGAGTTGCTGGCGGCGAGGTGAAGCGCTCACAGGTTGGATGAGATTTACACACCTTATTTTTGCATTTCATTAAGTGCATTTCTAACTCCGGCCGCTGGTGATGAAGGTGCGCCGTGCGACTGCCCGTTGTTGCCAGGCCTCGGGGCTGATGTCCTGCCCCTCCGAAAGTTCAGCAAATTTGTCCAGGATTTTCCGCAGGAACTTCATATCGTGACAATCTACCGGGATGCTGTATTTTGTCCTCAACCGATCGATGGCTGTCAAGGCAAAGCTTTTTACCGCCTCAGCATCGGCGTGAGTTAGATGGCGCTCGCCGCCTACCGGTGTATCGTCGGTCAGTGCTGCCTCATGAATTATCGCTACCATAAATCTCCTGTTGTTTCAAAATTACTTAGGTTCTCAAGTTATTACCCGACCATTTCTTTGGGCGGGGTGGGTATTGTTGCATCTATCGGTCACCATAAATGCAGGGCAATATGGGTGGTAATTTACTTCTGATATTGCTCCTAAAATTTATCGTGCCAAATCCAAATCACCAACACCACAACAATGCCGGCGCAAAATAAGGCGTATCCTCTCCAATTGCTCACACATCCCCCATTGGTTTAATTAATTTGTTTGTCATGGTTAGTCTTTAATCCAATTAAACAATTCTCGTTTTGCATCAGCTTTACCTCTATAATATGCACGAGAAATAGCGGAAGTTACTGCGTCAGCAGCATCTCTTGTGGTAAAACGCAATTCCTCGTCAGCTTCAAAACAATCAGATGAAACGGTAAAATAATCCCCGGTATCCCCGCGCCAAGATTCGTTAACCCCAACATATAGACTTAGACCTTGCTTCATTCCGACTCTCCATTTGTTGGTTTAATTAATCTCTCCAAAGCTTGTGACAGGTCGCGGATGATAACATTGGCTTTGGCGACTGAGTTTTTATACCCAATTCCTGCCTTACACTCATCTTCTATCCATCGACGTGCGTCTTCCAACAACCTCTCCACCTCGCTGTCCTTCGTTCTCATATTTCCCTTACCTCGACTTTGACGCAGCGATAGCCCCGGCGATAAGCTTGTTTCCATGTGTACCTACCCTCATATTTCAGATAATTAAAAATTGCGGTGTCGCGACTAAAATACAAAGCAAATGGACTGAAATTACCATATGGATCTTTTACAGTGTAAGCTTGCGCCACAAACTTAGCTTTTGGTTTTTTAGTTTTTGGTTTCATGTTTGCTCTCCATCATAAGTTAAAGCTTGGAGTCCGCCGCCTAAAAACTTCTCATACACAGTCTCGCCAGTCGGTGTTTGAATGTAAGGTAAGAATACTTGCTCAAGCGCCGCCATTTCTACTTTTATGAGCGCCATTTGCGCCTCTAGCCAATCTTTCAGTATTCGCCATGCAACCCATGAAGCTCGCTCCTTAGTTTGGAGTCGCTTTTCGATTTTCTCACGTTGGAGAACTTTATATACCCCTTCAACATTAGCAGGAAGTCGAACCGACATAATACCGTGATGGGTTTGCACCCGGAAAGATACGTGGGTTATTAACCCGTTCTCATATTCATTCAGAACGGCCATAGCTTTGTTTGCTACAAGTATTTTATGGATTTCTGCCACCGTGCGCTCGGCATTGACCGAGGTGGTATAATTAAGAATTGCCATCTAAAATCTCCAATCTACTTGCTAGAAAACGATATTTTTCTCTGGTGTGCTTCTCCGCATCAGAGAGTTTATAATAACCCGCTTTCTTATTTTTCTTTGCCTTTTTCTCTAAATCAGCCAACACAGCTTTAGAGCTGGCGAGCATCCTTTTTAAATCCCGGCGCAATTTGTCCTCTCTCTTAACGAATAATTTCATCCGAGCCTCCCTGATTTGTGGGTTCATATAATTTTCTCAGAGCTTTTCTCCACCAATATCGCTTCTTATATTGTTCGCCATTATCAGGAAATTCCCCGAACGAATAGCCATCGAGCTGATCCTCCCCTAATAGGAACTTAATAACATCCGGCATATCACCCCCACCCTTCCTAGCTTCTTCGAGATGGGTGAGTGCTTTGCGAACTAACTTCATTGCCTCACGGAGATTGCTGAGCCAATCGCCCTGATACCAAGTTTCAACGCCATCACGTCTACGTTTAATATCTAGCGTATAACGTGGATGCAATTCATCGAGTAGATCGCGCCCGTCAATATGGCTTCTAGTTGCCTTTGTTACGGCATTCAAAGCATCTTCAAGCTCTTTTAGGATGGATTCGTTGGTCATAGCTCGCACCCACTTTGGTTGTGTAGTTCCCACCAAATCGCATAAAGCAAAGCCGCGACAATGCCGAAAAAATACCAGAGCACCGCGAAGATTAATAAACCTAGAATATTACTCATTGCTTTATACCTCCGGTAGCTCTGTAACTTTGTGGCACACCTGGCAGAAGGCCGTCTTCGACCGGGAATAGCCAACCATTATTTATAAGGCGCTTCACGCTATCAGTGCTGATAATTGAATTGCCAGGCAAATAATAATAGGCTTCCTGATCGGTAGGCTGGCAGACGTATAATGCTCCGGCTTTCCTGATTCTATCGAGCAGGGCGCGTTGTGTTCTGGTGGGCCATCTGCCGCGGGGCTTTCTAGGCATTCCTGATCTAGCCATGGTACCCCCCCCTGATTTCAGCTTCGTCGAAAGCTTTTAAAGCTTCGTGAGCTGCCTTGGTTTTCTTTTCCGCATCATCCAGCGCGGCCTCAAGTTGTGCCGCGCATTCAGGCAGCACGCCCTTAGTTTGTTTGTACAAAAGTTGCATATAATGCTCCCGAGCCTTTTTTATATTTGCGGTTAAATCTTTCCTACGGGCCATATCAGACTCTCATCGGCATAATCACGCTGACCGTGTCACGGGTGCGCATTATAAGTGGCGTGCCTGGGCCACCATCTTTAGCTTTTAGGAATTCAAGGCCCCTATTACCTTCGCCCAGATTGGCGACGGCGTTGGCTATGTCTGCCACGTAGCGAGAGTTAAGCCCTTCTCCGACAAGCTCTGCCGGCACCATTTCGCCCTTTGGCACGACACGATCGTAATCTGGGAACTTGCCATCAATATCACGGCAGTAAATACCGATACCAGCCAGGTCAAAATTAATTCGACGGGGCATTTCCTGTATGGTGATTTCGGCCCTTTCCGACACATGCTTGAGGCCGAATTCTTTTGCCGCCCTGATCATTAATTTCACCACCTCTTTAGGGATGATGAAGCCGCCCAAGTCGCCGCCTTCTACGCCCTGAATATTATATGATTGGAGCTTGTACCCGTCGGTAGCTGCCAGAACTAAGGTTCCGCCCTCAGGCTGGTGAAAATATATCCCGTTAAGGTAATAGCGGGTTTCTTCATAGCTCATGGCCGGCGCGCAGAATTCAAGCGCCCGGATTAATTCTTTGACTGGTAAGGTTATAGACATTTCTTTGCTCCTTTGGTTTGTTAAGTTAGTCCCTGCGGAGCCGGCCTTGCCCAGCTCCGCAGTCAGTCGCCCGGGGGAATTGGGCGACTATAGGCTCCCCAAATAAGGCAAGGCCAATTGGGAAGCCAGATTCAACACTTTTAAGTCTCGCGACTAGCGGCTTCACCGCCATATCGCCCAGTTTCCCGAAACGATCTCCATGTTGTTAGCGCCCTCAAGGATAAGCTGGCGCTCCCACAAGTTTAAGGCCATTAGGAGGTTGGGCCATTCCCTTTCGGGAATTTCGTAATTTCATGCCGCTGCTTTCCCGGCTGGTCTTTGCGCTTCATTCCCGGGTTGCACCCTGCCCGGTTATACCCCGCCCCCATACGCCGGCGGTGGGAATTCCGTTAACTCAATGAAGCTGGCAAGATTCGATGTACTTGCTTGGCATCTCCTTTATTCGCTGTTCGATTCCCAGCTCACCCGGCATAGATGCAGGCACATAGGGACTCACCTTCGCGTTGCCCCGCGTCCGGCAGCTTCATTGAGTTAACTGGTCGCCTCCTTCTTTTTCCTCAGCTCCTTAATTGCACGCTTGAGCACGGTTGCCGCGCTAATATCGAGCGCCATGCACCAGCCCATGAACTTGCCCAGGTTGATGCGATCTAAGCCGTTTTCATATCGATATATTTGTTGACGAGTAACCCCAAGCCTGCCGGGCAATATACTTAAAGGAATGTCTTTATCTTCCCGATACTTCTTTAAGACCGCGGCAATCGCTCTATCAAACCCGTTGGGCCTTTTGCTAGGTTTTCGCGCTCGGGTCGTTTTATCAACTTTCCGTATACTTTCATCAGTTTTGGACATTTATTTTACTCCTAGTCGGTACTATAGGCGGTTTACTTTCATTGTCAAGAACTTTGTCAAGCTCCGATTGACACGAAGAAAGCGTGAATATACGGGTCGAGATCACGGGTAAGCGTACTTAGAAATGCCGTGATGATAATTACTAAGAAAAGAAATCCGAGGATATATAGGGTAAATTTCTCCCAGGGCTTTAGGTGATCGAGCATGTTTGAATGAACGGGTCTCTGCATTATATCCTCACTAGGTTGACGTTATAGGCTTGATCGTTTCTGTAGCGATGGCACAGGCTCCAATAGAGCTCGACCGACGCCTGCTTTCGCGCATGGGCCACACGGTTGATTACGATGCCATATTTGTTGGTGATCGTAACCTCCATGCGCTTGGTTTTGATTGCTGGGCTCATAAATGTTGATGCCCCCAACGCTCCATTTCTTCATGCTCGCGCTCCCACTTTTCCTCGCGCTTACGCTCATCCAGAGCGATGGCGACGGAGGCTACCAGGTCATCACGCTCAATGCGTTTGATCGCGCCAGTTTTGTTATTTTCTTCGAAGGCGTAAAGCACATCTTGGGGAACATCATCATAATAGTCGGCGTAATCACTGAGGCTGCCATAATCCTGGACAGTTTTACCGTAGTAATTGGTTGATTTAGATACAACTATTAGCATTATTGACCGTCCTTTTGTTTGATTATTTTTAGCACTTCATCTATGCCGGCAATCGCTAATTGCAGCTCTTGACGGAAGAATTCCAATTTAGCGACGAACTCACGGGCCTCACCTGGCTGAAACGGGAAATCATAAATCTTTTTATTTGGCATCGAGCCCCCTTCTTTTTGTAGGTATTCGCCTTACCGAAACGCTTGTGGGCTTCACGCTATCGTTTCCGAAATGATACTTATCAGCATCAGCTATGGAGAAGGGCGTAAGTTGCAGGTGCAGTTTGATTTCATCCTTCACCTCCTGAAGGTCGCAAAGCCTTTTTTTTGTTCTAACGGTAACCAAAAATTTATAAGTTCTAATTGACATCGGTTTTCTCCTTCGGTTCAAAGCCTGAGCATTCTTCGAGCCAGCGAGGGTCGAAGTTTAGCGGGTGGGTGAACCAACCACTCCTTATGCCGTGGGGGTTTCCCACAACTTTTATACCGTTGACCTTTACCGGGGGCAATCCGCCGCATATCTGCAGCAGCTCCGACAACGGGTCGGCGTGCACCTTGTTATAGATCGGATGCGCACATCGGGAATGGCAGTTACCTGGTAGGTTGCGACGGTGGACGCACTCATAGCAATTGGGTTTGCTCATATTATTTACCCTCCTTCGCAGAGAGTATAAAGCTATCGGCCAAATCTTTTTCTCTATCAGGATGCCCGCGAAAGTAACTATTAATAGCTTCCTGGATTGCCGATTCTGTTAAATTATCGCAAGTTCTTTCTAACTCCTCAGATATTTGAGTTAAGCGCTTATAATCTATATCGCTGATATAACAATTTAATATTGGCATGTTTTTGCTCCTGTATTTATGTATAGCACAGCTTGTCATCGTATGTCAAGCACAATTTTACATTTATTTTCGCATTGACCATTTCGTTGATATGAACAATATGATTATATATGCGCAGAGCTGCCAAAGTAGACGCGAATCAATCAGAGATAGTTCAGGCCCTCAGGCGGCTTGGCTGTACCGTGCTGCTCCTGCATCAAGTCGGCAATAATTGCCCGGACATTCTTATAGGCGTTAGCGGCGTGAATGTGCTGGCTGAGATCAAAGACGGCAAAAACGTACCTAGTAAAAAGAAACTCAGCCCGGGCCAAGTGGAATTCCGCGACGGATGGAAAGGCCGGAAACCGATCGCCTTATTCTCGGTCGAAGATGCGATTCATGTGATACAGGAAATAAGAAACAGCTATAGTTTGTAAAATACAGTTTGACATTGCAAACTTATATATTACTGTATAAATGAAAGCGAGCGGGATAGCCGGGAGTAATTACCCGAGCGACAAGTGGTCTAAGCCCCACTTCCCGCCATATAATCAGGCTTAGATAAAAGGCTTAGCTAATGAAACACTGGTATAAAGCATCATCTCATCTGACCATTGACCCGAAGCTTGCGCTTATTGCTGAGCGCAGCCGGTGCTACCGGTGCGAAGTCATCGCGCTGTGGGTGCATTTACTTGAAATCGCCAACAAGGTGGACGAGCAAGGCGCGCTCGGCACGCTCGATTTCGAGGTGATTGACTACACGCTCGGCTTTACTGGCGGGCGTGCGAAAAAGATTTATCAGTTCATGGAAGACAAGCTCGTGAAGGATGGGCAGGTCATGAAATGGACAGAACATCAAATAGATTCAACAGCTAACGAGCGCAAGCGCGCGCAACGTGAAAGAGAGAAGTCACAAAATGTCACGCCATGTCACAGTGACAACCGTGACGTCACGCATGTCACGCTAGAGGAGACTAGAGTAGAGGAGAAAGATGATAGTTCGTTACACTCACTATCATCACGTGCGCGCGGGGAAAGAATCGACCCTGGTTTAAAGCTTGATGGAAAATATCTCGAATGGGCCAGCGAGCATTACCCGGCGCAGATGGACATCATGCACGTTGTTTTCGATGAATTCAAGGATTACTGGCTCGGTATGAGTGGCTACCGCAGCACCAAACTCGATTGGCTTGCCACTTGGCGAAACAGACTAAAAACCGTAGACTTTCAACAAATAAGGAGAAACGACCATGCAAAAACTAAACGAAATATTACCCAAAGTGATGCCCGAGGCGGCAGGTCAACCCAGGGAGAGATCGCTCTCGGAGCAGCCAACGCAGCAATCGCAAATATCCGCGCCGCAGCCGGTAACAACCCTAGCCAAAATCCCGGAAGCTCAGGAGCAATTGGTTAAAATGATAACTTCGCTCTATGCCGAGCAACACATGTACGGCAAATCAGCCGAGTTTCTACCCCTAATCCTCAAAAGCCACCTTAACACCTTCGCTAACCTCGACGCTAAGGCGGTTTTAAAAGCCTATGAGCGCTTTAAAGACAACCGCAGCACCTTTCCTACCACCTCGGAGATAAAAGGCATCCTAGAAGGCCGTATAAAGCGAGATGCCACAATCTATCGGGAACTAACCCGTAAACGCGATAAATACGAAATTCTAAGTGACAAACAATGGGCTTATATAAATAAATATGAAGCTCAAACACTCGATGATTGGGAGTGAGTCAATAAAAACAACGGGTTGACCGTTATAATAGGGAGAAGGGCATGACCGAGAAAAAACTTAAGACCGCGCAGAACCGAGGCACGATAAGGCGGAAGATCGTCGCTATGGGGCCAGCGTTTTGGATAAATCCCACGATGCGGGCTTACCGGTGGGTAAGGTTTGATGACGGGCGCGTTGGCGTATTTGATCGGCCGGCATATCTCGATGAGTCAAATGGCGAGGCAGACTTAGCGCAAATGAAGGATGGCGAGTTTCTTGTGCACCCAGGATTTATTTACAGAGCCGCCAAGGCAGGGGAGTCGATGGGCCTTGACCAGATAGCAGCCAAACCCTTCGACAAGGCTGAGAAGAAGCGGCTAAACGAATTTAGCTTTGTTGGCGAGAAGGATACCGACGCCGAGGTCGAGGAAGTTAAAATCGATATGCGCGGTGGCGGGATGAAAATAATCAAAGATGAAGGGGAATTAAAATAATGAGTTACCAATTAGTTTTGTGTGTAGGCGGCCCTTGCGATGGTAAATATTGCGCTATACAGCCTGGGAAAAAATCGTTTGATGCTATTATTCCTGTAGATTATGACGTCGGTTGAAATATATGGTAAAATATTCGCCCGCGCCTATGGTCGGGCCGTGGACGCGCATTTGTTCAAGGTCGATTACAAGCTATTTGAGCAGCTCATCACCAACCCCAATCACCCAGCCTATAAATGGAAGCAAGAGCGCCTTTATCTCGAAGGCACGGCCACAACCTGCGCCTATGAGGGTAACGATCAGGTGTGGCTTGAATTCACCGAGGAAACAGAAAACGAACGCCTTGAGCGTGAATTAACCACCCCAAAGCTTGACGCAGTGAAATGGCCTGATAGCGTGCGCTCCTAACCAACGGAGCAAAACCATGTCAAGAACCCCACATTTAGGCGCAGATGCTGCCAACAACGTAAACTCTATAACCTTGTTTGACGAAGTGATTGCCAGGCTAGATATAGCTAACGACCGAATAGGTGCGAGTGCAGACCGCCTCGGGATGCTCAAAGATCGGATTTATGGCCCATGTCCTATTGAGGCTGGCAGTCCAATTAGTAAAGCTGAGGCGCAGACTGCCGTACAGAAGATTGACGATAGAATTAGTCGCCTTGAGAGATTGTCCGTCACATTACTTAGTTTTGCTACTGATTTAAATAGGATAGCGTGAGCGCGGGCGCGTATTTCTTCTACCTCATCGCCGCAGGATTCAACCCCGCCCTTGCCTTCTTATACGCCTTTGTCATAATGGTTTATATAATTCAAACAACCAAAGGAGCACCCAATGCCAATACCAACCGAAGCCGAAATCGATCTCGCCGTACATCAAGTTGTAGCCAAGGAAGCACTGGCGACAGTGCAGACCGTGACTGTGGAAGTATCGGGCACATATATCGCAGCGGCCCCAGGTGGCAAGAAAGTGACTTCATACACGAACGTGCCAATACTATTACCGAAGCCGTGGGACTTAGGTACTGTCAAGCGTATGGCCGGTCACACTCTAAAACAAAAGTTCTCCGACTTTGTGAAAGTTCGCACGTTCTTAGCAAATCCGCGTAGCGAAAAACCTTCAAGCGTAAAGCTTGTTAAAGGCGATCTCATGACCGAGATGGATAGAGTTTTGCGCGAAAAGAAAGTGCGCGAATATCTGAAAGACAACCACACCAAGGTTGATGCGATCTTGGGCGAGCCGGTATATGGTGATGAAGATGATATTACCGTTGATGATCAGGTCGACAATAAGACCGATCAGGGCGTCGAAGATGAGATCATGGCGGCCGCCGATGCAGCAGATCAGAAAAAAAAGGCTAAAGCTGTGGCAAAAAAGAAACAACCAAGACCGGGCGCAGTCGTAGAAGCTGACCAGGAGCTGGATGATTACGGCCTGCCGAAGGTTATAAACGACGAAGATTAATCTGAATGGGATTCAACCCCGGACATATCGACAATCCTGAGCTGCGGCAATACATAGTTGAGAATAAATACTTAACGCCGCTCGAAGTTCTCATTTCGCTTGCAAATGGCGATCACTCGAAGTTCAAGGGTAAGAACGCCCGCGAGAAAAAGCTGGGCATTCCCCTGTATCTCAGGATGTCAGCCGCAGCCGCGGCGGTTAATTTCGTACATAAAAAGCTTCCCTCGCTGGTTACGGTTGAGCATAAGCATAAATTATCTGACGCGATCACCAAGGCGCGTGACCGCAGCCTGCCAGTTAACAGCCTTATCGATGTGACGCCGGAAGGAAAGCCGTATGCAAACAACCAGCGAAATGAATTTGAAACAAAACCAGGTCGCGATAGCAAAGCCTGACCAAGACCCTGAGATAGTTTTGTATGACGACATAGCCTCATTCCACGATAACCCGCTCGGTTTCGTGCTTTATGTATTCCCTTGGGGTGAAGGCGATCTAAAAGATGAGGAAGGCCCGGACGAGTGGCAAACTTGGGTACTCACCACCATCACCAAAGAAATCAAAAAGCGCAAAGGCGGCGATGTACTGAATACCGCTATTCAGATCGCAGTGGCTTCCGGCCACGGTATCGGTAAATCAGCCCTGATCGCATGGATTATCATGTGGTTTATATCAACCCGTGCATTCCCGCAGATCGTGGTTACGGCCGGCACGTTCTCACAGCTCACCACTAAGACCTGGCGCGAGCTTTCAGTCTGGCATAAGCGCAGCATCCATCAACATTGGTTCCAATGGACGGCAACCAAATTCTATCAGGTCGACAACCCCGAGGATTGGTTCGCGGCTGCCGTGCCATGGAGCGAGCATAACGCCGATGCCTTCGCCGGCACGCACGCTAAAGACGTGCTCATTCTGTTCGATGAGGCCAGTGCCATCGCCAAAGGGATATGGGAAACCGTATCAGGCGCACTCACCACCGCGGGCGCGATGTGGATTGCCTTTGGTAACCCGACCAAGAATACCGGCAGTTTCAAGGAATGCTTCACCCGTATGCGCCATCGCTGGATTACCAAGCAGGTAGACAGCCGCACCGCGAAGATGGCCAATAAGGTGCAGCTCGATCAGTGGATTGAAGATTACGGCCTTGATAGCGATTACGTGCGCGTGCGCGTGCTCGGGCAGTTCCCGAAACAGGCATCGACGCAGTTTATCTCTGAGATGACGGCCGATCATTGTATGAAAACCTACAAGGCCGCGGGCTACGAGTCAGCGCCGATCGCGATCGGCTGCGACCCCGCACGCTTTGGTGACGATCAAACCGTCATCCTCGTGCGCCAAGGCCGCAAAGAGCTGGAGAAACAGAAATTCCGGGGCATTGACACCGTGGCGATTGCCGAGCATGTGGCGCATACCGCCGATCATTACAACACCGATAACATATTCGTCGATGGCGTTGGTATCGGCGCCGGTGTGGTTGATAATCTCCGCGCTTGGGGTTACCGCGTCACCGACGTGCAGAGCGGAACGACGGCTGATGATGACTTGCATTACAGCAATAAACGGGCGGAAATGTGGGATAGGATGAAGCAAATGCTTAATTCGGGGTTCGAGCTTCTGGAAGATCAAGAGATGTATAATGAACTCACCTCGATAGAATATTCTTACCGGAATAATAAGCTTGTGCTCGAAAAGGTTGAAGATTTGAAAGCTCGCGGGTATTCTTCACCAGATAACGCCACGGCTCTCGCCCTCACGCTTGCTTTTCCCGTGAGATCGAAATCACCGACCGGCAGAGTAACCCGTTCGAGCAGAGATGAAGGGCTTGTGACTATGAATAAGCAGCGGATATTGCGCAAAGGCGGGCTAAAAAACAATGGGCGGAGGTGATTTATGGGTGTGAGTAAAGTTTTAGGCGGCGGTTTAATCGGGGTAGTAAATAAATTAATTGGCGGCAAAAAAGAGAAAGCGGCAGCGCCAACGCCGGCAGCAACCGAGCCTGAGGTCAAGGCACCAGTGCCGACTCAGAATATTTATTCAAGCCCTACGCTCGATCAGGAAGATGCTACCTTAGGCAGAAAAAAGCTATTAGGAACGTAAAATGGCAGCTCGCACCAACCCGCTCATCAAAACCATTCATGACGAATATGAGGCGGGCCTTACCGAGAAAGCCCCGTGGAATATCCACTGGCAGACCGTTGCTGAATATCTCTACCAGCGTAAGCAGTTCTTCACCCGTGAGTTCATGCCTGGCGATTTTCTTGATGGCGAAATATTCAATTCCGATGGGCCGAAAGCCTTAGAGCGCATGGCCGCCGGTCTTTTGGGCTATACCTGGACGAAAAAAGGCAAAACCCCGATATTAGAAGTTTCCGACCCTGATTTCAAAGATGACGCACCTACAGTTGAATGGTTCCGCGGCAATACCACAATCCTGCAGGACGCGCTCGACGACCCCGAAGCTGGTATGTATTCGGCCCTTGATGAAGCGGTCACCGATGGCGGCGCATTTGGCACGCTTTGCGTTTATGTCGAGGAAGGTAAGAAAACCGATTTCATGTTCCAGAGCTGGACTGTTTCCGATTTCGTTATCAATGAAAGCGATGACGGCATGGTCGACAGCGTGATCTACACCTACGGCTTTACCGCGCACCAGTGCTTCACCAAATTCTGCACATCCGAAAGAGACCTTAACCTATTGCCAGCTCCGATCGTGACCGCTTATAAAAAAGGCGATCAGAAAACCCGCTTCCGCATTATTTATGCCGTGAAGCCCCGCATCAAGCGCAACAGTAAAAACAGCGACAATCTTAACATGCCATACATGGCGGTTTATTATTGGGAGCAGGATAAAACCCGCATCATTAAAGAAAGCGGATTCCATGAGAAACCGGCCATCGTCGCCCGCATGGCTAAAATCTGCAAAGAGAAATACGGCCGCAGCCCAGGCATGAGAGCATTGCCTGAGGTTATGCAGATGAATGCCGCATGGGAAATGATCTTCGCCGCTGCTGAAAAGAATCTCGACCCGCCGCTCGCGGTCTGGGACGACGGGAAACTCGGAGTTTCAACCATCGACACCAGCCCGAGAGCAACCAACGTGGTTAACGTATCAGGCTCAATGACCAATCAACGCCCGATCGAACCACTGTTTACGGTAGGCGATATGAGCTCGATGGAATGGGTAACTGAAAAGCTGCTCAACTCCATCAATGACCATTTTTACATCGACCGGTTATTAAATCTCAATAATGAAACGCAGATGACCGCCCGCGAGGCGCTTATCCGAAACGCATTGCGCCATAGCCTGCTCGGCTCCCTGACTGCCCGCCTCTATTCCGAATTATTTACCCCGCTGCTTGAGCGCTGCTTCAATATCCAATACCGGAAAGGCCGCTACGGATACCCGCCGGGTGATGCAAAATTATTACAGTTACAGAAAAAGTACCCGAACCGGAATTTCCGAGAAATACCTGAGCCGGTGCTTGAATCTGCAGGCAGCGATACACGCATTTATCGCATCCGATATGACAACCAGGCAGAGCTTGATTCTAAGGCCGCGCAGGCAACAGCGATCATCGATACATGGAACTTTGCGGGCCAGATTTCTCAGTTTGATAAACGCGCAATCCTCAAGCTGGATGCGGTGAAATCAGTAGATAAAGTGGCCAGTGCTCTTGGTGCTGACATGGATATATTCCTTGAAGATAAAGAGTATAAAAAAATCCTCAAAGCCTCTGAGGAACAAACACAAACTGCCAACACTCTGGCCGCTGCCGAACAGGCTGGCGGAGTGGCGAAAGACCTAAGCCAGGCGAATAAGGCCGATGTTGACAGCCGCGTTGCTGCCGCTAGTGTTTAGGTAGAGCAAAACCCATGTCAGAACCCGAAATATCATCCGAGCCGGTAACGTTCACTGTTAATCAGGGCGAGAAGATTTTAGGCACATTCAGATTATCCCCTGCCGCAGCCGAACATTTACTTATCGACGAAGGTAATTTGACCATCGATATAGGCGGTTATGATGAAAGAATCCCCGGGTTCTGCCAACTATGGATAAAACTGGTAGATTGATATGGACAGTAAGAGACCAAAGCCAAATCGCCGTATGTTAGCCCCGAGCCTTAAGGCCGAGCGCGAACAGGACGCAGAAGAAAAGAAGGCCGACAAGCTTAAGGAAGACAGTTATTTCAAGGGCGAGATGGAGCGTTTATTTTCATACCCCGAGGCCAAGGCTTTCCTTAAATGGCTGATCGTGCAGACCGATCGCAATATATCGAAAGTGAAAAGAGTTTATAATCCGAAGACCGGCGAAACCAGGCTCGACACTGAGCTCACGGTTTATGCCGCAATGAGAGAAACCTTATATCTCGAAATCCGAGAATTCGTACCAACCAAAATACTCAAGGGAGTAGAATATGACAACAGAAGGTAGTTCAAGTGCAGCCCCAACATCATCAACACCAGCGGGAACTAGCGCTCCTGCGGCTGGAGCGCCTCCGGCAGCGTCAGCACCGGCTCAAACCATGGGCGATGCTGCGGCATCAAGCCAAGCGGGCAATAGCGTATCTGTTTCTGTTCCTACAACTGGCGGCGTACCCGGGGCGGTTGCTGACTGGAAAAAAGACCTGGGCGACCTGGCAAATAATCCAAGCCTTAAGGATTTTAAAGACCCTGCGGCGCTCGCCAAAGCGTATGTCGACACCAAAACTATGCTCGGCCAGCCAAAGGTCGGCGTGCCAGGCCCGGACGCGAAGCCCGAAGTTCTAAACGAATTTTATAAGCAGCTCGGCGTGCCTGAGAAGCTCGAAGGTTATGAGCTGAATAAGCCGGTTGATCTGCCCGAGGGGCTTGATTTCGACCAGGATGATCTCAATGGGTTCCTGAAATTCGCGCATGAAAATAAACTGACCAAGGCGCAGGCTGCCAATTTGCAAAAGCTTGACATTCAACGCCAGCTCAAAACCGCTGAGAAAACCAAGACCGCGAATACTCAGCGCGAAACCGAGCTCGATCAGCTTATCGAGAAAACCTACGGCGATAAAAAAGAAGATGCTTATACCACTGCCCGGGATATGCTGACCAAATACGGGTCGGAAGATGATATTCCGCACCTCGCCGCGCTTGACAACAAAACCATCGCGGCAGTGACTCGCGTGCTTAATAATATCCACCAAAAGCACTTCACCGAGGATAGTGCCAGCGGTAACCGTGATTTCTCTCAAGGCGGTGGCACGGGAGCAACAGTTGATACTTTGCAGAAAGAATTGCGGGAATTACAAGCGTCTCCCGCCTATAACAGCCCGATCAACCAAGGTAAGCCTGCCCATGATGCCGCAAGGCAAAAGGCCAAAAGCATATCAACTCAGATCGCAAGGTTGCAATCCGTAAAGAAGTAATTGATTGTTAGGATTTCATAAGTACAATTAAACCATAAGTATAGTGCCGGATTACCTGAAATGGCCCGGCTATAATGGTAGTTCCCCATTCAGGCTGGCACCCTGATAAAATGGCAAGAACGCGCCCGGCTGAGAGATTGCTGGATTACGCTTCGCAAATAGTTAAATCAACATTAACCAATTACGAGGCATACAATGACCAATCAAATTGACACAGCGTTAGTCATCGAGTTTTCAAATGACGTGCACGTTAAGGCACAACAAATGAAAACGCGGATGCGCCCTTATTCCATGGAGAAAATGATCTCCGGACAGGATTACTACTACGACGATATTGGTTCTCTTGAAGCGGTGGAAATCGTTACCCGCCACCAGAAAACAGAAGGCCAGGACATCGTACACGGCAGGCGCAAAATCAGAATGCGCGAATTCCGTGCGACCATCTACCTTGACAAAAAAGATGAGCTTGAGACTCTTATCGACCCGCAAAGGCAATATGCTGAAGCAGTCGCCCGTGCTCTATATCGGCAAACCGATCGCGTTATCAACAACGCGGCATTTGCTGCCGTATTGACCGGGAAAGATGCTTCAACCAGCATCAGCTTCGCGACCGACGGCGGCGCTACGGTTTCCGCTACATCCGGTACCACTTACGAAAAGCTTCTGGAAGGCATCCAGAACTTTATCGATAACGAGGTGGGCACTGAGATGGAGGAAAAGCTTTATCTCACGATCACCGGTGAAGAACACACCGACCTGATGAGTGAGACCGAGCTTACCAGCGGCGATTTCTCGCGCCAGTATTCGATCGATAAAGGCAAAATGATAAATGCTGCCGGCTTTGATCTTATCCACTTCGGTAAAAACGCGCCTGTGCCTATCCTTACAGTAGCATCTTCGGTTCGCGATTGTATCATGGGCAGCTCACGCGGCACTTGCCTCGGTATCTCACAAGACCTCAATATTGAGGTCGACAAACGACCTGACTTGAATAACCTCACCCAGGTGCAGGCTTCAATGTTCATGGGCGCCGTGAGAACGGAAGGCAAATTAATCCAAAAATTCCAAACTACGGTCAGCTAGGAATGGGGGCCTTGCGCCCCCTACACCTTCCGACTTTAGAGTGGAAAAACCAAAACGGAGACTCAAATGGCTACAAATATTTATATCAATGCTGATCTCACCAATGCCAACAAAGGCAGTGCCACTAAATCCGGTGCTGGCGTAGTTGCTTTGGCGGGAACTTATGCGAAAACCGCTGCGGATAACGACACCTCGGTGATTCGTTTCTTCAAAGGCGTGCCGTCAACTTATATTCCTCTGATCGTTACTGTTGCGTGCGAAGCACTTTCGGGCGCAACCGATGTCGACATGGGCGTGTATAAAACCGATCTCGGCGTGGTTGTGGATAAAGATTGTCTTATGGACGGTCAGACCCTCGCTTCCGCTTCGCTCGTGCTTAACGGCCTCGGCGGCTTAGCTGCCGCAGATCGCGGCAAACCGCTTTACCTGCTCGCAGGTGAAACAGTGGCATCGCATCAAGAGCAGTACGACATTGCATTGACTGGCAATACTTTCGGTACAGCTACCGGAAATATTGGCATTACAGCGATTTTTGCTCAGCAATAATGAGTAAAAGACGTACGGCGCGGGTTCTTCAGGTTTTGCTCCTAAGGTTTCCCGCGCCGTACTTTTAACAGGGAAGTGATTTTATGGCTCAGGTCTCAGCACCGCTTGATATGGCAAATCTCGCTCTGGGGCATTTGAAGCACAAGGCGATCACTTCAATAAACCCCCCAGATAAAGATTCAAAAGGCGCGAAAGCAGCGGCAAAATGGTATGATACCATCCGCCGGTCGGCGCTTGCCGATCACCCGTGGAATTTCGCATGTAAACGCGCCACTATCGCCGCCGAGGCCGATGCGCCAATATTTGAGTGGAGCACCAAGTTCGAGCAGCCTGATGATTATATCCGCCTGGTGAAGGTCGGCGAGGTATGGTGGTCAGATTTCGATTATGAAGATGAAGACGGCTATATTCTCACCAATGAACCCGGCCCGCTTTATCTCAAATACATTTATGATCAGAAAGACCTTACCAAATGGTCACCTAAATTCGTGCTTTACATGTCGCTGCATTACGCGTCTGCCATGGCTTACGAGGTTACCGGCAACGCCTCGCTCGGCGAGGGATTGAAGAAAGAAGCTGAAAAAATCCTCCAGGTCGGCCAGAGCATTGACGGGCAGAATCGCCCGCCGCGCCGTATCGAGCGCATCGGCATGATAGCTGCACGGCGTGGTCGCGGCGGTAGATATAGAGGTTGGGAACGGTGGGGTGATAACTAATGAGAGTCACATTCGCGAAGCAGACATTCAATGCCGGTGAGCTTGCGCCCGAGCTCTATGGCCGTTTCGATCTCGACATTTATTACGCTGGCCTGCAGTGGTGCGAAAACTTTACAGTGTCATCGGAAGGCGAGGCCAATTACCGCGACGGGTTTAGGTTTGTATGGCCGACCAGAGATAACCAGCTTGCCGTGCTGGTGCCTTTCAAACAGGGCACAATCCAAGCTTACATGCTCGAATTCACCGCGCTCAAAATGCGGGTGTTCAAAGATGGCGGCATAGTCACCCTGACCCCGCAAACGGTCACTGGTATCACCAAAACCAATCCGGCAGTGGTTACCTATAGCGGCAGCGATACCTATTCAAACGGCGACCGCATTATATTACAGGACATCGGCGGCATGATCGAGGTGACGAACCGCGAGTTTACGGTCGCCAACGTCAACACCGGCGCCAACACATTCGAACTTTCAGGTATCAACAGCACGGCCTATACCACCTACACCTCGGGCGGTACCGTCGCCGAAATCGCGGAATTCACCACGGTTTACCCTGAGGCCGTGCTTTTCGAAGTTCAATACACCCAAGACGCTGATATAATGTATTTGACGCATGGTAGCTACCGCACCAAGCAGCTCACGCGCTCAAGCCATACAGCATGGGCATTCAGCGAATTTGCCAACACCGGCGGGCCATTCCAGGCATTAAATACCACCGCAACCACCATGCAGGTGACAACCGGCACGCCAACCGTGGCGGGCAATGCGATCACCATCACCGCCACGACAGCAACCTTTACTGACGCGGCTATGGTCGGCGGTCTCTGGTATTTCGATATTGCAGCACCGGCAACCCCATCGATCACATTCGGCAGCGCCCGCATGACCGCCCGCACCTCCGATACCGTGGCCGATTTCGTAGTGGTCGAGCCTCTGGGCAGCGGGCTCACCGGCACGCCTTCGACGAAATGGAAGAAACCACAATGGGATGGTGTTTTAGGCTGGCCGGTTGCGGTCTGCTTCTATGAGCAAAGGCTTTTCCTTGCTGGTAATGCGACCTATCCGGGCCGTATCTGGGGCAGCAAAATTACTGAATATACCAATTTCACCACTGGCACCGGCGCGACCGACTCGGTGGAATACACCCTCGCCACTTCATCCGGCCAGGTGCCAAAAATCAGGTGGATTGCTCCGACCGACACATTCCTTGCGGTGGGCACATATGGGTTTGAAAACGTCATGTCAGGCGGCGGGCAATATAGCTCGATCTCGCCGACCTCAATCTCGGTTAAACCGATCTCAAATTATGGGGTGCATAACATCCTGCCGGTGCCTGTTGACAGCTCGCTGCATTATGTGCAGAGAAACGAACTCACGATCAGGTCGATTCAGTATGATGCTTATAAAAACGGATTCACCAGCCCGAACAAAACCGTGCGGTCGAAACGTATCACCAAATCAGGCATCACGCAACTTGCCGTGCAGCAATCTGAGACCGAGCATTTCCTTTGGCAGGTCAGAAACGACGGCCGCCTGGCGTGCGCAACCATCGAGCCTTACGAAAAAGTGCTCGGGTTCCACAAGCATAAAACGCAAGGTAGCTGGCGATCTGCCGCGACCATACCGCAGCGGCGTGACCGTGATCAGCTCTGGGTAGTTGCCGAGCGCGTTGTCGGCGGCGTTACCAAGCGCTATGTCGAATATATGGCCGATCAGCCTGAGGTGCCGCAGTTCCTCGATTACTTCACCGATGTTAAGGAAGACGATGAGGCAAGTTTCCTCAATGCGATGTGGGAAGCGCAGAAACGCATGTTCTTTGTCGATAGCGGCATAGTTTATGACGGCTCCGAAGTTGCAACCGTTACGATGACGCCAGCCGCCATAACCGGCAGCACCGTGAATTTCACCGCCGGCGCTTCTTTCTTCACCTCGGATATGGTAGGCAATGAGATATGGGGAATGCCGGAAGGCAGAGCCGTGATCTTAAGCATTACCAATCCCACAGTTGCAGTCTGTAGAATTACCGTTGATTTCCCATCAACAGCGACCATGGCAATCAATGGCTGGTATCTGACCGCCAGCCAATTCAGCGGTGCCGAACATCTCGAAGGCCTGGAAGCAGTGGTCATGACCGACGGCGGTTACGCGGGCGCGCAAACCATTACCAATGGCATGGCCTCGGTTGATTACCAAGTGAGTTATGCCGTGATCGGCCTTGATTACCGCGGCCTGATGAAAACCATGAATCTCGAAGCGGGCGGCGCAAACGGCCCTGCCCAGACCAAACCTAAATCAGTTGCCAACCTTGGCGTGCGCTTCCGCGAAACCCTTGGCGCGAAATTTGGTACCGACCTTTATAACCTCGAACGGGTAGATTTCAGAAGCACGGCAGATCTTACCGATCGCCCAGCTCCGCTATTCACTGGCGACAAAATTGTACCGGTTAGCGATGACTGGGATGAAGAAAAATATATCTACGTTGTGCAGGACAAGCCTTTCCCGTGCAATATTCAAATGCTTGTGCCATATATGGCGACCAATGATACATGATACGGACAGTAGAACATAAAATATTACCCTTCCACGAAAGCCATATCGACATCATGGCCATAGATTCTGCCGACCTTAATTATGTGCCGATGAATGAAATTAAGGCAAATCTCGAACAGTATGAAAAATTCCCCAATAGCGCCTTCACACTGGTGATCGACGGCGCCCCGATCGTGTGCGGCGGCATATTCCTGCTCAATACCAAAGTTGCCCAATGCTGGCTTGCCCGCTCAAAATACGCTGTAAACTACCCGAATATAGTGGCGAGAGTGGTAAAAAGGCAACTTTTTAACATGGCAGAAGATTTTGAATTACATCGGTTACAGACCATAAACCGCGATAATCCCCTGCATAATGAATGGTGCGAATGGCTTGGATTTGAGCGTGAGGGAATTTTGAGAAAATTTACTGAAAAGGGCGAAGATGCTATCATTTACGCAAAGGTATTTTGATATGGGAAGGGAAATAAAATTAACCCAAGGGAAATCCACCATCGTTGATGAAGATATATACGACTTTCTGAATCAATGGAAATGGTGTTATCACAAAGGTGCGGCCGTGCGCAATGCTAGTGACGGCGGTAAGTCAAAATATATTTTAATGCACCGGCTTATTACAAACGCTCCCAAAGATCGGGTTATAGATCACGCAGATGGAAATTCTTTGAATAATATAAGATCAAATTTAAGAGTTTGTACGCAATCGGAAAATATGATGAACCGTGCTAAAAAACACTTGTCAGAGAATTTATATAAGGGAATTTATTTCGAAAAAAGACGCAATAAATGGGTCGCGCAAATAGCTAGTAAAAAACTTAAGATAAAAAAATACTTAGGTCAATTTGACACCCAAGAAGCTGCTGCTTTTGAATACGATAAAGCAGCATTAAAGTATTTCGGTGAATTCGCAAGAATAAACTCCGATAAGGGGGCTGTATCGGTATAGAAACCGCCATCATCGCATCAACTGCCGTAAGCGCCGGTTCTAGCATCTTGGGCGGCATCGCCAGTAAAAAAGAAGCAAAAAAGCAAGCGGCATTAGCAAAAGCAGAGGCAGCGACAAATGCGGCTGAGGAACTATACCAAGGCCAGCATTTCCGCGCAGAGCAGGCGAGCATGTTCACCAAATCAGGGGTTACCCTTGAAGGTTCGCCGCTTCTGGTGTTAGAAGAAACAGAGCGGCGCAGTAAGGCCAACGCATCGCGAATACTGGCAGGCGGCGAGGCTAAGGCAAGGGCGATCAATCTTGAAGGTCGCCAGGCGTTATTCGGTGGCATCGGCAATGCGGCTGGCACTATCACACAAGGTTATGGAGCATTGAGCGGGTATTAATTATGGGCAGAATTCCACAATATGAAGCATTTCAGAACCCGAGCCAAGTCACACCATCGACGATAGATGCGGTGGCAGCACCGTATAAACTTGGCGAAAAGGTTGCAGATCAGGGGCTAAAACTATCCAGTTACATGAAGCAGGCTGAGGAAGAAACCAAGCTTAATGAAACTTCGAACGAATTTCAGCGCGGATTAATCGACCTTGAAGACCAATATAAGCAACAGCGGGCGCTGAATCCCGACGGCGCGGCCAAAGAATTAGACGGCGAGGTAAAAGCTTTTGCCGAGGGTTATAATGAGAAATTCGCCAATAATTACGCTCTCAAAAATAAGTGGAAGCGCATGAGCGATAATATCCGCACCAATGTTTTTGAGCGCACTACCCAGTGGGAAAACCAGCAAAAGATCATGAATTTCGGCACCTCGATCGAGAAATCGGTGACCAATATCGAGGCTATGGCCTATCAAAGCGGTGATCTAAACCAGCTTGATGGGTTCCTTAAAACCGCCGATCAAACGATCGATGCCGGTAAATTATTCATGAACCCCGCCAAACTTGAGGAAGCGCGGATGAAGACCCGCAACACTGTGGCCAAGGGCCTGATGTATGGCGCGATCGAGAAAGACCCGCTTGCCGCCAAGGCAGTGCTCGATAGCGGCAAATATAACGAGACATTCAACGCTGACCAGCTCCGCACGTTCGACAGCCAGATCACGCAGCAGCTCACCCGCCAGGTGGCACAGGCTGAGAAAGCGGCAAAGCTTCGCTTTGATGACCCGGCAAAATGGGCGAAAGCTCAAGGCAATGAATTCGTCCCTGACATCGTGGCAGCGCAGGTCAATGCCGGCACGCCTTCCGCTCGGGCCCGGATACTTGATAACGATGAGGCAAAACAGATGGCCGCCATGGTGGGTAATATCAATTCACCCGAGCAGCTCACCAACTTTGTGACCGACCTTTCGAACGAATACGGGGCCTATACCCCGAATGTGATGAATGACCTTACCCGCGAAGGCAAGCTCTCTCCGGCATATTCAATGCTTCTCAGTATGGCGCATAAGGACGATTATCTCGATGGCACGACCGCCAACTCTGAGGAAATCAATACCATGTTCGACCTGGTTAACAGCCCAAATAATGAGGCTGGTGAAAAAAGAGTCGTGGAGCTGGCCAAAAATCGCCTTGCCGTCGATGGCAATATGATTACCCGCACCAATCCCGAGGGGTTTGAAGCGAAATATAATTCCAAGTTCGATGAGATCGGCCGTATCATGACATCCGAAGGCTGGGGCGCAGCGGTTGAGGATGTCAGAAAACAGGGCCTTGATCTTGCCTACGCGCAATATAACAAGGTGCGCGACCCAGATAAGGCGACCGATTTCGCGGTAGATTGGATGAAGCGCGGCACCAGCATCATGGAATATAATGGTGAGAAATTCCGCATTCCCGGTAATTATGACAGCAATCTGATTCAGCCTGCCCTTAAAATCTTAGGCGCGAAACCGGTTCATCTTCGCGAGAGCAATGGCATAATCGTCGATATTAAGGAAAAATCGGTCTTGGAGAGCGCGCACTGGGTGGCAAGTCCTGATCTTACCAGCCTGCGCCTGGTGACCGATAAAGGCGAGCCGCTGATTAATAAATCGGGCAGGGTGGCCGAATATAATTTCCTTGAGCTTGCGGCGATCGGCCGGAAAGCACGGTCGATTGATGAAACGCCACGAAGTAAAATGCTAGGCAGAACCATTAGTAGTATATTAGGCCCTGAAGCTGAAACCGCCGATCTCAACGAGATCGTCGATATTATCGTTAACCGTAAGGCGCGCCCAGGCTCACCGCTACCAAAATCGAAACAGCCAACCGCTTCCGGTAAAAGCGAAACTGCGCCGATCGACCAGTTTGAAGAAGATATTATCGGCAAAATCCCTAACCGCGGCCAGCTTATTGACGTGGAGCCGCCGACAAATCCCGAAGCAGGTAACTGATGCCAGGCTTAACCATGCAGAATTGGGGAGTTGAGGAGATAGGCCCCAACCCCTACCGCCAAGCCGGACTCGGCGAAGATTATGTGCCAACCACCGGCGAGGTGAGCGATAACTATGCTGGCGAGGCTATGTATGGCGTAGGCACCGGCAATGCCGATTATCAGGCCCGGAAGGTAACGCAAAGCGAAAACGCATCCGAGGCTAAAGAGCCGTCGATCTTCTCGCCGTTCGAGGCGCCGACGGCAGATGATACCAAAGTCGAAATGCTCCGGCCGGAAGACAAACCCTTCAATAATGAGGAGGAGTTTAAGAAATCCGGCAAATATAATTCCTCGATTAAATTCTATAAGGGCCTTACCCCGAAATCCGCGCAGGTTTTGTCGCAAACCGCCGATGAAGATCAGGCCCGTAATTTCGTAATCAGTCGCGCCAGCACCGCGCAGGATGTCGCCGGCGTTGCAACCGCGCTTACCGTAGGGGTTTTGGAACCTAAAAATATCGCTTATGGCCTTGTCACTGCGGGTATTGGTTCGGGCGCTGTCAGCACAATCAGAGCAAAACGCATTGCCGATGCCTTCCAGAAACTGAGCAAACCGGTACAAGGCACGGTACTGGGCGGAGTAGATGGCCTGGTGTCTGCCGCTCTTGCTGAGCCTTCCAACCGCTATAGCGCCGAGATATTGAAGCGCGATTATGACATGACCGACAGTATGTTTAATATCGCAACCTCGATGATTTTTGGCGCGGGCGTGCGCGGGGTTCCGACCTATATTGCCGAGCGAATTAAGACCGACCGTATTAACCGCGCGAAAGTTGTGACCGATTCCCTTGATGAGATCGATGCCTATACCAAACAGCTCGTCACCGGTCAGGAGCCCGATGTTACGCATCTCCGCGCCGTGCGGGACGGCGATCTTAAGAATGCGCCGATCGAGCGGAAGGCTGAGGCCGCAGAAAGTTTCGTGCATTATACCGAGAGTGATGATTTTAAAACCCGCTTCGACGGGTCGAAAGTGTTCGATGAGGATGGTGCGCCGATCAGGGTTTACCATGGCACCAATCAGGATTTCGCAGCCTTTGACCCTGACCTACGGCAATCTGCGCCAGTATATGGCCAAGGCTCTTATTTTGCGGTTGACCCGAAGCTTGCCAGTGAGTTCGCCGGTCGCGGCAGCACCGAGGGCGGAAATGTCAGGCCCGCATATCTTAACCTAAAAAATCCGTACATTTCGGATGCCAACGAATTTAGGCGTAAATTTGCAGGTGTCGACAAGAGCGAAATCAGCGAACGCCTAAAGGCCGAGGGCTATGATGGCATCATGATTACCCGTGGTACCGACCCGAAGAACACCGAATTTGTGGCTTTTGCCCCTGACCAGATCATTCCGGCATTCGGCAACGATGACATGAATGCAATTATTGCCAAACGTAATAATGAGAATGTAGGGCTGATGAAAGAAATGGCCAGCCGCCAAGGTGACCCGACTAACTCAACCGCCTACGCGCCCGAGTTGATGGCTGAAATCGATAAATTCACCGACCTTATGGCGGAGGATAAAACCACCGAACAGTTGATACAATACGAGGAAGAAATCGCTGCGCTGCATGACCAAGGGTTATTATCAGAAGATGACCTGGTTGCGCTCGATCACCTCAAAACGCTGAAAGAAGAAGATATGATAAATGCTTATGATTCGTTATATTTATGTTTGACAAAAGGTTAGGGAATATATGAGCGATTGTGTAAAAAGACTTGTCGAAAAATCCAACGGTGTCTTTGATGCTGCCGAGGCAAAAAAGCTGCTTAAGGATGTGGAAAATATCGCCCGCGCAAAAGAGCGTGCGGGATTCGATTATGATGATGCGGTCAAGGACACACTCGCCGAATATGCGACCAACGTTAAGCAGAATCTTGAAAAGCAGAAGATCAACACGCTTAGAAATATCTCCAAAAATCAGGGAATGTTAAAGCGCATTGATGATCTGGTCGCTGACGGCTCAACCCTTACCCAGGCATTTCGCGCAGAGATCGAAGGCACTGCCCGCAATGTCAGGGGCGGCAGATACTCAGCCGATCTACAGGCTGAATCTGTGAAATTAGCGCATATCGGCAGTTTTATGCACGAGCTCGAAAGCGAGAATTTATTAGGTGTGCTCAACAGCAAGACCATGACCAAAGACATCGCCAACGAACTCCGTATTCTGGAAGACGGCGCCGGGGTGAGAAGCGAAATCCCGCAGGCGCGGCGCATTGCGGAGATCATGAATAAGCATAAGGAAATTATGCGCCAGCGGCTTAACCGGGCAGGAGCCGACATCGGCGAGACCGACGGGCATACCATGCTGCAAACCCACGAAATCTATAAATTGCAGAAAGTCGGTGAGGAAGGCTGGGTCAATTTCATAAAACCACTGATCGACACCACCAAATCATTCGGCGGTACCGAGAATATGGATGCCGCCCTGCGCGGCGCATATCAGGCACTGGTCACAGGTATCCGCCTTGATAATCCGCTTGCGCAGAAAGATGCGAAAATGTTCCAGTTCGTAGGCCCCGCCAACCTGGGCAAAAAACTATCCATGTCGCGGCAGATACATTTCAAGGATGCCAACAGTTTTCTAAAATATAATGAGAATTTTGGTAAATACGATTTCAATGATGCGCTTATCAATATGTTCGTGCGCAACGGCCATGACGTAGCGGTGATGGAGCGGTATGGTACCAATCCGAAAGCGACGATCGATGCTGCAGTCAGCACCGCGGGCAAAAAATACCGTGGTGATCTGGCAGCCGAAGGTGAGCGCCTTGACCGCCATGCCATCACCAGTATGACCGACGAGCTGCTCGGCCGTAACTTAGAACCTGCCAACCCTACTCTTGCCCGCTGGGGCAGCAATATCAGGCTGTATCAGACGGTAAGTAAGCTCGGTGGGGTGCTCCTGTCATCAATCAGCGATATGCCATTCAAAGCTCTGGAATACCAGTATCAGGGTAAATCGATTCTTTCTTCCTACGCGCAGACTTTTGCCGATCTTGCCGAGGGGTTCAAAAGCAAAAAAGAGAAAACCGAATTTGCTTCATTGCTCGGCGTCGGCATGGAAGGAATGATCGGTGATATTTCCGGCCGCATCACCGGTATGGATAACGCCTCACGGGTAGCAAATAAATTAAGCCGGACGTTTTTCAAGCTTAACGGCCTGAGCTGGTGGACAGATACCCACAAACTCGCCATGGGCAAAGTATTATCGCATGATCTCGCGCTTAAAAAAGATGCGGGATTTGCGGAGTTGGGAGAGGCAACAACGCGGCTTTTCCGCCAGTACGGTATTAACGAAAAAGACTGGAATCAAATACGCAAAGGCGTGAAAACAATGGAGGATGGTCGTGAGTATATTTTCCCGGAAATGGTCGGAGACAAGGCAGCAAGTGAGAAGCTCATGGGTTATTTTGTTGATAGTGCTAATAACGGTATTATCACGCCAGGCCAAAAAGAACGAAGAATTGCGACCTTGGGCACGCAGAGGGGCACGCCGGTCGGCGAAGCAACCCGGCTCCTCATGCAGTTCAAGCAATTCCCGATCTCGATGATAACCAAACTATGGGGCCGCACGCTTTACAGCAAAGGCAAACTTGATGTGCCGGCCATGCTGCAGCTCGTGGTGATGACCGGGGTTTTCGGCTATCTCGCTGGGGCAGCAAAAGACCTGGTGCGCGGAAAAAATCCTAAAGACCCGAGTAAACCTGAGACCATTGCCGCTGCTTTCGCGCAAGGTGGCGGATTCTCGATTGCCGGTGATCTGGTTTTCGGCACCCGCGATCTGCTCGCATCGGGCGCAGGGCCTACCGCAACCCAGGCAAATGACTTGGTAAAAATATTACAGAGCGCAAGGCAAGGGCAGGATGTGCAGGCGAGGGCTTTCAAATTCATGACCGACAGCACGGTGCCGAATCTGTTCTATGCCAAGCCAGCGATTGATTACCTGCTACTCTATCAGATTCAGGAAGAATTGAACCCAGGTTACTTAAACCGCATGGAAAGCCAGATGAAGCGGGATTATGGGCAAACTTACTGGGCACGGCCTCGCGATGTTGTAAAGTAGTGGCAGCGCTAAGGTTAAGGCTGATTAAAACCGCTCCGGCATAATGAGGTGCTTGAACGGCAACAAATACGGCGATAGAATTGCGGGGAGAGCAAAACCGCATTTATCGCCAGGCGGAGAATAAAATGACAGTCAATGTCGACGAGAATAAAAAACGGGTTGTTGGCGATAACGTCACCACGCTGGTGACTTTTACATTCAAAGCTCAGCTTGCCGCAGAACTTCGCGTTTTTAAAATCAATACTGGCGTCACGCCGAATACATCGGTTGAACTCACCCAAGGCGGCGGTGCTGATTTCACTGTTTCGCTCAATGAAGGCGAGGGCGGTTCTGTAACTTTCACCGTGCCGTTGGTAACGGGTTATGATTACCTGATTAAATATGACCCCGAACTCACCCAGGAAACCGGGTTTCCTACCGAAGGCAACTTCCCTGAGGATTCAGTTGAAGCCGCGCTTGACCGGTTGACGCTTATTGCCATCAAGCTTAATGAAATCATTGACCGTAAGGTTGGTGTGCCAGAAACATCGGCATTAACCAATCTTACTCTCAACCCGCAGGCCAACACCCTGGTCGGATGGAACGCGACAGGCGATGATCTTGAAAATAAAGTGGCGGCTGATATTGACCTCACGGTAGTAAGCGCATATATCGCGACACTTTTAGATGACTCTACCGCCAGCGAGGCGCGCAGCACCCTTGGCCTTGGTTCTTTAGCAGTATTATCCACCCTCCCATTATCAAGTCTAGCCGCCCAAGCGGCAAACACCATTGTTGCCAATGCAACCAATGCCAGCGCCGTACCAACGGCGGTTACAGTAGATTCAAGTTCTGTAGTAGGCCGGGGCTCAAGCGGTAACATAGCCAACCTTACCGCCGGAACGGGCATTACTATCGGCGCCAGTTCGATTTCAGCCAGCGGCACCGGCGGCAAATTCTTAGGCGAGGGGATTAATAGCACAGCTTCTACAAATGCCGGTACTGTACCAAGTGATGACACTATACCACAGAGTTCGGAAGGTGCCGAAATCATAACGGCAGCGATTACTCCCGATACGGCGCTTGATGTGTTAATTGTAAGTTATTGGTTTTCCGGCGGCTCAAGCGCAGGGGTTAATCTTGCGTGTAGTTTATTCAAGGATTCAGATGCCGATAGTTTGCAGACACGAGGTATATACGGATTTACCAGTAACCAATTAGTTTCATTAATGGGTGAATATAAAATGGTTTCCGGTACCACATCAGCTATTACATTTAAAACACGCGCCGGCTGTGCCAGTGGCAATTGTTTCTTTAATTCACCGTCCGGCACCAGATTATATGGCGGTAATATGAATTCGGGTATAAGAGTTAAAAAATACACATAGGAGCGATTTATGGCGGTTAAAAAACAAGATTATGTAAAAGCGGTATTTGGAAATCAAAAACTACGGGCCACACCCCTAGAGTATTGGAAATATGGCCGTTGGGGCGAAATTGTAAAACCCGGCTTTATAACCCCGCACTTACCGGTAGATAACCAAGGCAAACCAATCCTTCAGCACGGTGTGATTATTTATATGGACGGTTATGTTGCCAAGGAATCACGAGCAGCCAGCCGAGAGAATGAT